TTTAAATTAGTAATAATGTCAGTACATCTTCTATAGACCCAGAAGTTTTCCTCTTTCTTTTCATCTAGCCAAACCACACTACCTTTTCTAACATTATTCAGAACAGGATCAGTTCCTGTTTTCGCTCGAGTTTTTGAGTCAGAATCTAATGCCAGTTTAATCAAATCAGAACATTCTTCAGCATTAAATGCCGCATCAGTATAAGCCCATCTTTCTGTTATATTGTTTGCTTCTAAAAACCAACCCATATCAACCTCCTGCAATCACAGAGAAATCATTTCTCTTTTCAAATTTAATAACTGATCTAAACTTATCAAACAGTTGGTCGCCCTTGTGAGAGATTACAAATATATTTGTATTTTCTCCAAAACTATTCATAAGAGTCAGGAAGTAATCAGTCCCCGCTGTATCCAATGAAGAATCAAAAATCTCGTCAAGTATCAGTAAATTTGTGTTGACCGAGTTCTTCATCTTTGCGATCTGTCTCCATGTGAAAAGTATGGAAAGATCAATACGCATCTTCTCGCCTTCTGAGAAACTAGCATATGTAAACTCATCTCTGTATCTAGATTTGACAACCTCGTTAAATGCCTCATCTAACTCAAAGTGAATGTATGCATCCATTGCTGTTAGATACTTGTTGATAAGTTTGTTCATAACGGGTAGATACTCGCGAATGATAGCAGTCTTGATACCAGTATCCTTCAATAATATATTAGCAACTTCCTCTAAATTTCTTTGATGCTGCAATTTGGTTTTCTGTTGGATTTTATCAAGTGCTTCAGTGGCGAGTACCTTTAACTTGGTTTTCTCTTCATCAATGTTTGTTGTATCTTGCTGCTGAGAAGATAACTCTTTTTTCATATCATTGATCTGCTTAGACAACAATGCTACCGTAGAATTCTTAGTTGATAGCAGTATGTTTTTGTCTGTAATAATTTCAATGATGCCATTAATTTCCTGTAATTTTTTAGTCAATGTTTCTAATGCAACTTCCAGCTCACTAATCTTTCTGGTGTTATCTTGCATTTTTGTATGGAGATCATGAATAATCTTTTGCTTATGATCCTCTGGAATATCCTGAGAACACGATGGGCAAACCTCATGATCTGTAAAGAACTCTGCGTTGTGCTCACAGGTTTCAACTTTTTCATTTAGTTTAGTTTTAAGCTGCTTGGCTTTTTCAATATCATCATATAGTGCATCTTTACCACTGATCTGTTCTTTAAGAGCAGTAATATCTTTTATCAGAACATCAATTTCATCTTGCTCGTTAGAGATTTGAGAATTGTTAGTTTCGATCTTACATTCAATTGCCTTAATACTTTCTGCCTTGGCATTACTAATTGTTTCAATCAAAACTTTCTGAGATTCAACTTTATCCCTGGCACTATTGATCTGAGTTTCGATTAGAGAAATCTCTTCTTTAGTTTCCTGCGCACGTTCCTTTAGCAACTGATTCATAGTTGAGAAGATACGAATATCCAAAATATCCTCGATAACTTCTCTTCTCATAGCTGGTGACAGCTGCATAAATGGAACGAAAGAAGCAGATCCTAAAATGACTACCTGTGTAAATGTTTTGTAATTTAATTTTAGGATCTGCTGCTCAAGAACTTTCTGATAATCTTTTGCTGCTGCATCTTGATTAATCATCTCATCGTTCTGATAGATCTCAAATACGTTGGGTTTAATTCCTCTAATAATTCTATATTCTTTTCTACCAACGCTAAACTCAATCTCAACTGAACAGTTCTTACCGTTGATAGAGTTGACCAACTGTCCCTTGTTGATATTGCGAAATGGTTTGCCGAACAAAGCAAAGCACAATGCATCTAAGATTGTACTTTTACCTTCACCATTCTTACCTATGATGAGAGTAGTGTTAGACTTATTCAATAAAACTTTGTTAACAGAGTTACCTGTCGATAAGAAATTCTTCCAGCTTACGCTTTTAAACGTGATCATTAAACCTCCACATTCACTGCTTCTGTATACAATGTTCTCATAAATGTTTTCACTTGTTCTTTATCTACATCAGTCTCAATAGAATCAATATAATTAGAGAGAACAGACAAAGTATCTTCAAGATTAATTTCTTCGCCAACTTCACCATCTTCAAATTCTGACAGGTCTTCGATTATCTTTATGTCAGAACATCCCTTAGTATACAACTTCTGTACGAATTTGTCAAATTTATAGTAATCTGTTTTGTTGGTGACAACAACTTTAACGTAGCAATCTTTTAAATCGATGGCATCGATATCATCTGGTTCTCGTTCTTTGTCATCGTACTCGATCCTTTGAAACATAGTATACGGATTTCCGATGAATTGGAGTTCTCTACTACTAAGGTCATACAAGTGGAATCCTCGAGGGTCTTTGTAATCCTGCCAAGTAAGTTCGTATGGATTCCCAAGATAGTAAATATGACCATTGTCTGACTTATGATGATAATGCCCACTGAAAACCATATCAAACTTCTTAAATGTTTCTTTATCAAGTCCTTCATGTGATTCCATCCCTCTATACATAGCAAATCCTGCGATCTCGAAATGACCCATGCAGATCTCTGCCTTAGTGTTTTTCATCTCATCAAGAGATGCTTGATGATTCTCAGGACAAATCCACGGAATCATACAAATGTTTATACCGCCAACATCAATAGTAGTTGGTGAATCAATTACGCTGATATTGGTGTATTCTTTTAAAAGAAGATCTGGGGAGTTGATATCGTTGGTGTTTTTGTAGTATGTATCATGATTCCCTGCAAGCATATGAACTGCGATGTTATTCTCTCGCAGTTTATCAAAGAACATTTCCTTTGATCTTTGGAGAGCATAGAAGTTTACATATTTGCGACGATCAAAAGTATCCCCAAGAATGAGGACAGTATTGATATTATTTTCAATGATTGTAGGAAAGAAAACATTTGTGTAAAATTTTTCAAAGAAGTCTAAGAAAGCGATGCTATCGTTTCTCGCACCAAAATGCTGGTCTGTTATTATTGCTACCTTCAATATTATCTACCTCCAAAATTTGTATGTCAGTTCCATTTAGTTTAATATAATCGTACATCTCTAGATAATTTGAGAATTCTTTAGTTTCCATAGTTTCATCAAGAAAAGTTATTCTTGCAGAGATCATACGAAACCCACTTTCTTATTAGCCCTTGCCGTATGTTTCTTTTCTATTTGATTGTTGAAAATTTCAGCAATAGAATATTCTGCAGTATCTTCTAAGGTTTTATCTGGTACAGTAGTCCCAATCTTTTTGGCAAGGATATTTGCATTTTCTAAAGACAGTGGTTTAAATTCAACAATATCAAAGCACCTTCCTGGGCGGACCAGTGCAGAATCAATATCACGAATAGATGGAAGGTTAGTGGAGAAGATCATCTTCTTACCTTTAGTTGTTACAAGACCATCACCTACGTTGAGGAAGCGATGCATCATTGTGTTACCATCGTTACGTGACTTTAAGAATGCGTCGCTATCTTCAAGAACCATAACTTCTGCATCATCTTCAATGAACCGAGCAAAGAAACCATCTTTCTCAAGAATACCAGCATCATATGTTACGATTGCAGAACAGCTTCGATGCGCCAGCAGTCCACGAATGAATGTAGTTTTCCCAGTCCCAGGTGGACCGATTAACAAAAGGATGTTTGCTGATGAATTCATGTAACGATCGTAATAATCTTCAAGAGAACTATCTTCAAGAAACGGATACATTTCTTTTATAGGTAAACGATCGCGATTTAATGGGACATTAACAGAGTTACCATCAGAGTTATAAATCCATTCAATATAGGAAGTTACAACCGAAAATTCGTCTTCGATTTTCTCAACAACAGACTCTGCCCATTCAATATCACCAAAGCAACGAACATCAGTTGAGTTGTTATTGACATTAAATTTAATAACATTTAGTGTTTCAGTATCAACAATAAACCCATTTGATGACGATGACTGAGTATACATATATCCATCAAAGTTTTCTTCTGCCCAGTTTTTCCATGTTTCTCTATTGCACAAAACAGTAGTTTCTCGTTGAAACGTATTTAATTTAGCAGCTGACCTTCTTTGCATTATCTCAGCCGAAAGGAAATCTTCTACATCTGATGCGCCAAGAAAAATATTATCACTCATAGTGTTACCTTTTGTCTTTAATAATTTTGGGTTAAATCCATCATCAACTTGCCAAGTCCATCGGTTTAAAAATCTTTGAGGAGCTTTGCGAATTTTGCGAAACTTCTTATGTCTTTTTATAATATGTCCATTTGCCTCAAGCCTTGCAAGAATCTGGTTAAGTGTTTTGGATATTGTCATCGTTATTTTCTATAAAATCTTCAAGAGTATCTTTTTTCTTTTTCTTCTTGTTCACATGTTTTTCTTCAAACGCAGAAAAGTCCTGCATATTAGTTTGTAAAAAATCCAAATATGCATTTTGAAACTGCCCATCTTGATCCTGTTCTTGCAGCTCAAATGTGTCAATGGGCATGTCCATTATAATTTTAGTTTTAATGTATGTTTGTTTCTTTTCTTTGGATATTCTTCGCAAGAATGCATAATAAATGATTTGGGTGAAGTATGCAAAAGGGTTGCTAGATTTATCAGGATCAAAGTTATCAATGTATTGAATACAATTTTCAATACCGTCAAGGATCATGTCATCTTTATATGAGTAGTTAAAGAAGTTGGGTTTATACGCAAGATGTGTTGCAATCTTGAGAATGCACTCTCCAATATAATTGGAAACCTGAGGTTTGGGAGAACCACTTTCCTCTGCTTCTTTTACTTGTTGTCTGTATTGTTTTATTGCAGCCAAAAAATCAGCGTTGTTTACATAATGAGCCATATTAAAGTTCCTGGTTTTTATCCAGCAAATAACAGTTTACCTGTTTATTGATTAAATGTAAAGTTTAATTTACGTAAATAAATTTTACTTTAATTTGTTTTGTAGGCATAATTGGGGTGTTGGGGTTTGATGAAGAATCAATGAAACGTCTTGTTACCACGAGAAACAATTTTCTCAATATCTTCCTCTTCCTTAGATTCATCTCCCAAAATAGATTCTAGTGCTTCTATTTGTTTTTGTATATCTTCAGTTGTTAAAGATTCTACATATCTTTCAACATCTTGTTTTTGTTTCCTGGATTTTAATTCAATCTCTTCATCATGTTCTTTGACGATGCGATTGTAATGTGGAACAAATACTTCATGCATTTGTTTCTTGTAAACAACATGCGCTTTTAATATCTCAAAGTGTTTCTCAGACGAGAACTGACAAAAGGGAACAGCTGTTATTGTCTCTCCATCTGGGATATCACGGATCCTAATTAACATTGGGTTTATAAGATTCAGTGTTGATTCGTTCTCAGAATGCAAAGATGCCATCAGTTGTTCACCTGAAACTAATTTTACGACTACGTAGTTGGACATATATTAACCTCTACGATTTTAGTTTCAAATTGTTCTTCAGCATAAATCTTATACCTTTCAGCAGCATGATTGAGTGTATGATTTTTCCAAGACTTCCAGTGTAAATCGTCAGCAATATCATATAGATTGCAATGAGTTTTTCCCTTCTTCAACCGTAATCCTCGACCGATTGATTGTAGATTACGAATTTTAGATTTCGATGGCGAGGCGAATATAACATTTTCAATAGAAGGAATGTTAATTCCTGTAGAGAAAGTACCAAAGGAAGCAATGATAATGGCGTCATCCTCATCTTCTGTGATATGACGAATTGATTCTCTATCTGTTGTATCTGTCCCACCATAAACAAAAAACACCTTTCTGTTTTCGTGTGCCTTTTGTTTGATCATTTCATATAAAACCTTGCCATGTTTCTCAACAAACTGAAACAGCACAAGTGTATTACCTTGAGATTTAATTGCCAGGTTCCTAATAAACTTATTTCTCGGTTCATGTGAAACAATCCAATCCATCTCTTCTTGATATTTATTATTTTTATTGGCTAGTCTAATATCCTCAGG